CGCAGCGCCGCGACCCGCCCTTGGGGCGACGTCATCGCCCGCACCTTCAAGCTGAAAGGATGATCCCATGACCACGCTGACCGAAGGCACGCATCCCGGCGGCTTCCTCGTCTGGGAAGCCCATCGCGACTACACCCGCGAGACGATCACCGTCGCCTCCGGAACGCTCTCCCCCGGCACCGTGCTGGGCCAGATCACCGCCTCGGGCAAATACGCCGCGCACGATCCGAATGCCACCGACGGGACAGAGACCGCGGTCGCCGTGCTCTGGGGCAAGGCGGATGCGAGCGGCGGCGACGCCCCGGCCGTCGCAGTGGTCCGCGGCCCCGCCATCGTCAACCGGCATGATCTCGTCTTCGCGGGCACGCCGAGCGATCCCGAGATCGCCGCGGCCCACGCAGCACTCGTCGCTGCGGGCATCCTCGTCCGCTGACCGCGCACCCCCAAAACCCCTGACCCTGAGGCATCAACATGGCCACCATGGACATCTTCGAAGGCGATGCCTTCACCATCGTCGAGCTCACCCGCGCGCTCGAGAACATCCCCTACAAGCCCGCGATCCTGTCGGGCGCCAACCTCTTTGGCGCCCGCGGCGTGCACCCGCGTGGATCTGAGCGTGGCCGAAGTGCCAATGCCGCGCCCGGGCGAACGCATCGAGATCGATGGCGAAGCCTTCCTCGTCCAGGGCGAGCCCGTCCGCGACCGCGAGAGGCTCGTCTGGACCGTGGACCTGCGACCGGCCTGACCGCGATGAAGCTGAAGCTCGACATCACGCCGGACCTCGTCGCCGCCATGGCCGCCGAGGTGAAGGCGGGCGAGAAGGCCGTCACCGCCGCCATGCGCGAGGCCGGAACCGGGCTCAAGACCGCCTGGCGCGGCCAGATCACCGGCGCAGGGCTCGGCCGGCGGCTCGCGAACTCGATCCGGAGCCAGACCTACCCGAAGGCCGGCGAGAGCCTGAACGCCGCGGCGCTGGTCTGGTCCAAGGCCCCGGTCATCGTCGGCGCCCACGACACCGGTCCGCTGATCCGCTCGAAGGACGGCTTCTGGCTGGCGATCCCGACCGAGGCTGCCGGCCGCGGCCTGCGCGGCGCCAAGCTCACCCCTAGCGAATGGGAGCGACGGCGCGGCCTGCGCCTGCGCTTCGTCTATCGCCGGAGAGGGCCGAGCCTGCTGGTCGCCGACCGGGCCCGCATCAACAAACGCGGCCAGGCGGTGGCCTCGCGCGCGAAGACCGGCCGTAACCAGGTCACTGCCCCGATCTTCCTGCTCGTCCCGCAGGTCAAGTTGCCGAAGCGGCTCGATCTCGACCGAGACGCCGAGCGGGCGCTCGACAGCGTACCAGGGCTGATCGTGGCGAATTGGATCGACGTTCGTCTTTGAGCTATTCGACAGAGACAAAGGGGACTAGCGAACTCACACAGACGTCGGCAGGAGGGAATCAATGCGGATAGCTTGCCTCGGATGGGGTTCATTGGTCTGGAACCCGCGTGACCTGCCGATTAGAGGTTCGTGGTTCGAAGATGGGCCACTGGTCCAAGTTGAGTTTGCTCGTCAATCACAGGACGGACGCATAACCCTTGTCCTCACCGAAGCAGGCGCAATTGTCCGCTCTCTGTGGGCACTAATGGATTGCACAGACATTGAGGCTGCTCGGGAAGCGCTGCGCGCTCGTGAGGGCGTGCCAAAGAGTAAACCAGAGTTTATCGGCTCCCTTGAACGCGGTGGTGATGGACCGGCGCAAATGGTGGGCTGCGCGGAATGGCTTCGGTATCAGCAGTTGGACGCAGTTGTCTGGACCGCGCTTCCACCCAAGTTTGGCGACGCCGAGAAGATACCCACCGAAGATCAAGTCGTGGACTACCTCGCGGGACTTCGTGGGGCGGCTCGGGACAATGCGGAGCAATACGTTCGGAAAACCCCACCTCAGATCGATACGAACTACCGACGAGCGATTTCGGCAAGATTGAGCTGGTCGGCGACGCCGTAGGCTCCATTCTTCATGCCCAGCCCCCGCGAAACCATCCTCGCTGCGCTGCACGCGCGGCTCTTGGCGCTGCCCGCGACCGCCCTGCGCGGCGAAGTGCTGCCCGAACGCGTGCCGGCCGAGGGGCTGCTGATCCTGCGCGACGGCGAGCCGGGGGAGCCGGAGGTGACGCTGTCACCGCTGGCCTACCACTACCAGCACCGCGCCGAGATCGAGGCGATCGTGCAGGGCGCTACCCGTGATGCCGCATTCGACACGCTCTGCGCCAGCGTCGGAACGGCGCTGGCTGTCGACCGGACGCTGGGCGGACTCTGCGACTGGATCGAGGCGGAAGCGCCGCGCTCGGTCGATCTGCCGGTCGAGGGCGCGGCGAGCCTGAAGGCCGCCGTAATCCCGGTCGTGCTACACTATTTCACGGCAGACCCGCTCGGGTAGAGCCGACGCGTCAGTTGCCGCGACAGGTGCCGTAGTAACCGCCGGAGAAGTAGCAGTATTCCCGGGCCACTCCGGCTGCGATCATCTGGGCTGCAATGTCGCGACCATCGGGGAGGAAGCATTGCCCGACGATCCGTCCGTATCGGTCGATGTCGCGCACACGACAGGTCAGGCTTTGCCCGGCGACAAGCCGCTGCAGAGTGGACGTCGCGGCGGAGGCACCGCGCTGGTCGCGTTCGGGAGCATCGAGGCCCCAGACACGGATCGGCCGATCAACGCCGCGAAGTGAGAGGGTGTCGCCGTCCGTCACATAGCGGACCGCGCCGCTCACGGTATTCGTCTGCGCCGAGATGGGGCCAATCGAAAGCACCAGGGCCGCGAGGACTGAGACGATCATCCGGGTGATGATCCACCAACCGGAAATGCAGAGCGGAGAATTCGGACGAGTACTGCGCATGAACTTCATGTGCGGCACGGCCTGACCGAACGCAACCGCGCTTCAACTAAATCGAGGAGATCACCATGGCACGAGCCCAGGGGGCGCGGGCGCAGATGGCGCTTGCGTTCGAGACGACCTATGGAACGCCGCCCGTCAGCGGCTTCACCCGCATGCCCTTCGCCAGTACCTCGCTCGGCGCGGAGCAGCCGCTGCTGAACTCCGAGCTGCTCGGTTACGGCCGCGATCCGCTGGCGCCGATCAAGGACGCGGTGACGGCAGACGGCGATGTCGTGGTGCCGCTCGACGCCGAGGCCTTCGGCTTCTGGCTGAAGGCGGCCTTCGGCACACCCACAACGACCGGCGCGGAAGCCCCGTACAGCCACGAGTTCCAGTCCGGGTCCTGGACGCTGCCCAGCATGTCGATCGAGACCGGCATGCCGGAGGTGCCGCGCTACGCGATGTACTCGGGCTGCGTGCTCGACCAGATCACCTGGCGGATGCAGCGCTCGGGGCTGCTGACCGCGACGGCGCGGCTGGTGGCGCAGGGCGAGACGGTGGGCACGACCACCAGCGCCGGAACACCCGCTGCGCTGGAGCTTAAGCGCTTCGGGCATTTCAACGGGGCGATTACCCGCAATGGCACCGCGCTCGGCAACGTGGTCTCGGCCGAGATCACGTACGCCAACAACCTCGATCGGATCGAGACCATCCGGAACGACGGCCGCATCGACGGCGCGGACCCGTCCATCGCTGCGCTTACGGGCCGGATCGAGGTGCGTTTCGCTGACCAGACGCTGGTAACGCAGGCGATCAACGGCGAGGCCTGCGAGATGGAATTCGCCTACGTCCTGCCGTCCGGCGAGAGCTTCACCTTCACGGTGCACGCCGTCTACCTGCCACGCCCGCGCATCGAGATTTCGGGCCCGCAGGGCGTGCAGGCCACCTTCGACTGGCAAGCCGCCCGCGACAGCGTGGTCGGCCGGATGTGCACCGCAACGCTGATCAACGACGTGGGGACGTACTGAGATGCTGACGCTCGACCTGACCAACGCGCCACGCTGGCATGACCTCGCCTCTAGGGTGCGGGTGCAGCTGCGCCCACTGACCACGGCACTGATGGTGGCGACACGCAGCGACCCGGCCGTCGAGGCGGTGCCCGAGGAGGCCTCAGACGAGGAACGCGCCGTCGCCTTCGCCAAGGCGCTGGCGCGGCGGGCGGTGCTCGCCTGGGAGGGCATCGGTGACGCCGACGGCAACCCCATCGACCCGAGCCCCGAGGCCATCGACGCGCTGCTCGACGTCTGGCCGATCTTCGAGGCTTTCCAGCTGACCTATGTCTCGAAGGGTCTGCTGCTGGACCAGGAAAAAAACGCCTCCGCGCTCTCGCCAAATGGTCCTTCGGCGGGGGCGAGCGATACTGCCAAGCCTGCCCGCAAGCCTGCCCGGACTGCCCGGCGCGGTTGAACCGTCCGCAGACCCACGAGGGTTGGCAGGTCTGGGACCTCGTCGGTCGCCTCGGAGGCCAGCTCCGCGTGCTGCCCGGCGCGGTGATCGGCTGGGACATGTCGGCGGCGATGGCGCTCGGTGACGCGCTCGGCGTGCCGCCGCTCGCCATGGCCGAACTGCTGCCCGTCATCGAAGCGGTGATGGTCGCCAAACTCAACGAACAAATGGATCACTCCCATGGCTGAGAAGAGGGTCAGCGTCCGCCTTGCGGCCGTGGGCGGACGGCAGGTGCGCGCCGAACTGGAAGGCGTGGGCGAGGCCGGGTCGCGCGGCTTCGGACGGCTGAGCCGGGAGATGGAGGCGGCCAACGCTCGGCTTGCGGCCTTCTCACGCCGGGTGCGTGTGGCCGCCGCTGCCGCAGTTGCCGCCGCGACCGCCGCTGGCGTGGCGATGATCCGCTCCGGCCTGCAGACGGTCGATGCGCAGGCTAAGCTCGCGCAGTCCCTCGGGACCACCGTCGCCTCGATCCAGACGCTGGAGCGCGCGGGCGAGCTGGCCGGCGTGTCGATGTCCGGCATCGAGCAGGCCACCAAGGATCTGACGCGCCGTCTCAGCCAGGCGGCCGCCGGGACCGGCCCCGCCGCCGATGCGCTCGACCGGCTCGGGCTTTCGGCCAACGAGCTGATCGCCCTGCCGCTGGACCAGCGCGTCGGCGCGATCAACGGGGCCATCGAGAGCTTCGTGCCTGCCGCCGAACGTGCGGCAGTCGCGGGTCAGCTCTTCGGCGAGGAAGGCTCCATCGCCATGTCGCGGATCGACACCGCGACGCTGCGCCAGGCGACGGAGGACGTGCTCGCCTTCGGGGTTGTCGTCTCCGAGCAGGATGCCGACCAGATCGAGCGGACCAACGATGCGATTTCCCGGCTCGGCCTGATCTGGCGCGGGCTGTCGAACCAGCTTGCCGTCGCCGCAGCCCCCGCGCTGGAAGCCGTCGCCAACGCCATGGCGGCGGTCGCCAGCCGCACCGGGCCGCTCGGGATCGCGATCCGCGGCCTCTTCGACAACATCGGTCGCCTGACCACCTATGCCGCCACGTTCGCGGCGTTCCTCGCGGGACGCTGGGTCGCGGGCATGGCCGCTGCGGCGCTCTCGGTCCGTGGCCTCGCCACAGCGCTCGTCCTTCTGCGCGGCGCACTGATCCGCACCGGTATCGGAGCCCTGATCGTCGGCGCGGGCGAGCTCGTCTATCAGTTCACCCGCCTCGTCTCCGGAGCGGGCGGCTTCGGTGAAGCAATGTCGCTCCTGAAGGATGTCGCGGTCGAGGTCTGGGAGAGGATCAGGATGGGCGCGGCTGCGGCGGGCGCCGCCGCCACGGCGATGTTCTTCGACCTGAAGGCCGACGCCGCCTCCGGGATGCAGAGTGCCATCGAGAGCGTGGTGGGCTTCGGCAACACGGCGGCGAACACCTTCGAAGGCGCCTACGAGGCGATCAAGGCGATCTGGGGTCTGCTGCCCGCCGCCATAGGCGATCTGGCGTTTCAGGCGGCCAACACCCTGGTCGACGGCGTCGAGGCGATGCTGAACGGCGTGGTCTCGCGCATCAACGGCTTCATCGGCGGCATCAACCAAGGGCTCGAAGCCCTCGGGTCCGAGCGACGTATCTCCGTCATCCCCGATCTCGACCTTGGGCAGATCGAGAACCGCTTCGAAGGGGCGGCAACGGCCGCCACGACGGCGGCGCAGGCGGCGTTCGACCGGGCCTTCGAGGACAACCCGCTCACCGCGCCCGATCTCGGCCTGACCGAGGCGGCGAACAGGGCGCTCGAGTCCGCCAACCTCTATCGCGGGGCCGCGCGCGATCTGGCCGAAGGGGCCCGTGCGCCCCTCGAAAGCTGGCAGGCTCTGCGCGACGCGGTGCGCGGCACCGACGAGGCCAGTGCCGATGCGCTGACCGAGGCCACGGGTGCTGCCGAGCGGCTGGAGACGGCGCTCGGCGATGCCGGCCGCGACGCGACGGATGCAGGCGCGGCGGCCGGAGCTGCGGCTGCTGCAGCGGAGCCCGCGACCGAGGCCGCCGTCACCAGCTGGCAGGCGGTCACGGCAGCGCTGTCGGATTACGCCAGCAAGGCCCGCGAGATTGGCGGCGATATCGGCCAGAGCCTCGTCGGCGCTTTCCAGTCTGCCGAGAACGCGGTGGGCCAGTTCGTGAGGACCGGCAAGCTCAACTTCCGCGATCTGGTCACCTCGCTGCTGGCCGATCTCGCCCAGCTCGCGGCGCGACGGTTCATCCTGGGGCCGATCGCCAATGCGCTCTCCGGCGTCTTCGCTGGTGCGGGTGGGATCTTTGCTAGCGTCCTGCATGCGGGCGGGATGGTCGGATCGGCTGGGCC